ACCGGTGCTCAGGATCGCCGCGGAGCTGGATTTCACGCCGCTGAACTACTTCTCGCGGCAGTTCAAGAAACACATCGGGGTGACCCCGTCCGAGTACCGCAGGGAACATTCCGGGAGGGCGGCATGACCAGGCCTCGCACGTCGGTGCACATTCTGCGTTGGATGATCCGCGCCGCCAGCGAGGCGGGAAAAATAGGCGGAAAAGCCTCACGACCATACAGCAAGAACCCAAAGAAAGGAAAGAAACAATGAAACCCGACAAATTAAAGAGATTTAAAGGCTGGCTATTAGTCAAAAGAACGCTTTTGCTCGAACTTTTCAGACCACGAAACCGAGTCATTCTGATTGTTAGCGACAACCGATCGACCGTAGGCATAGCATACCCGAGGCTCTGGGAATCAATCGCCTTTATTAACGGCTACAAGAAAGCAGACGAAGCAATCGAACAATTAAAAAGCGACATCAGAAAACAGCTCAATCTACCCGAAAACGCCGAAGATTTCGACATCAAATTTGAAGAAACGCCCAAAAAATAGGGCGTTTTTTTAGTTTTCCACAACCCCAACAATTCACGAATAACAGAGGCGAACCCCCGACTTTTCCACAGAACTGGGGAAAACTCCCCGAAAAAAAGAAAAACACCCGAAAAAAAGGCTTGAAAAACCTTTTGATTTGACATATAATTAAAACATAAGGGGGCGACGAATAGACCCCCGCCAAAATGAGGAGAAAGAAATGATTATTATCACCAAAGAACAACCACTTTACAAATACATCAAACGCCAAGTTTTCGAACAAACAGCGACAGGATTTAAACGATTTGCGAAAAAGCACTACGACGAACTCGAGCTGGTCTGGGACGACGGAGTCCGACGAATGCGACTTCACTACAAAGAAAGATACTTTATACCACAGCAACTCCACAACAAAAGCAAATTCGAGAAATACGAAGACAGCGACATAAAACAATTTATGGAAAGCGAAAAATAAGAATGAAACAAAAGAACTTCAATCAATGGGCGAGAACTTCACGAAAGCTCGCCCAAGCCCAAGCCAAAGAGCAAACCGCTGCTCGAGCAATTAGCAGATTTATAAGCGACGACCAAACAGCACTGACCACCAGCGACATCAAGCGAATGGTCGAAATTTACAAAAAAGCAAAGGAGGCAATATGACCCACGCAAGCTACGACTTCGAACTCTGGTTCGCGATAGACAGCGACGAAAAACCCGAAATGAACGGCGAGTATGGGCTAGGATTTAAGCACAGCACCAACGAAGCCGAATTTTACAAAATACTTGAAGACGAAGAAACACGAATAAACACCGACTCCGACTTTCAAGAAAAGCTCCAAGAATTAAAACCCGAAGACTTCGAACTTATCGACTGGGAAAGCACCAACGCCGACACATTCACCGAGAGCTGGGACTTTGGAATGCCATACTACGACCACGAACGCGGGTATGCCGACTGGGAAGACAACTGGCACGATGTGGAGATTGACAGCATAACCCGCGAATATTACAACAAATGGACTGACGACTGGGAAGAGGGCGAAGAAAAGCCCGAAACCGCCATTCAAAAATTCTTCGGAATGGGCTACAAAAACCCCCGACAATTCGAAGATTAAGCACGATTGAAAAGCCCTTTCAAAAATGTTAAAATTGAAGAGAATATCAATTTTAAAAAGCAATGAAAGGGCAACATTGTGCAACAAATCACACCAGAGCAATTACGCGTCATTTGTCAGCAACGAATAAACATTGAATTTTCGTTCAAACGCCAAAAAGCCGAACGCACCCTCGAAGAGGCTCGCGAGATTTTACGGAAAAATCTAAAGTCGATTTTTAAAGAACACAAATTTTCAGACTTTTGGATTTTAGACGATCGCGACCTTAAGGGGGCTTTTTATATTAAAGCGGAACGACGAGGCGTTATGAAGATATACCCAGCAATTGACGCCAACAAAGTCATCACCGTCGAGATTTTACCAAGCCGAGAGTTTGCGAAATTACCAAAAACCCTCAACGAAATGACCAAGCGACACCAACGCACGAAATAAAACAGGAACACGGCAAAATGGAAATTATAAAAGCCAAAGAATACAACAGCGAAACCGCAACAATTGAAATTTACGGGGAAACTCACGAAATCAAGAACCCGAAAAACGGGCAGGAATTGGAATTTTACGGCAAAAAATACCAACTCCAACTCGAAGAGCCAAAACAAGCACCAAAGGAGAGCGAAAATGAACGAAACACCAACGCCAACGCAAGCAGAAGTTGACGCTTTATTACCGAATGAAACCGAAAACAACGGTTTTATAAAAAAAGCAATTCAAATCAATATTGAAAGAATCGACCAAACAAAGTATCTGCTTTATGTTTTCGATCACCCAGTCTACAACGCGAGCATGACCGCAGTTTTTCAGGACATCAGAAAAGACCTTCGCTCCGAGTTTAAGATCGACATCGAAACCGCAACGGTTCTTTTTTACGACGAAACAGGAGAAATCACAAAAGCGGTCAAGGCAAAAAGCCACGCCGAACTCAAAGACATTGTCGACAAATTAGAGAATTACATCAAAAATGAAAAAAATTATTGAATTGTCGAAATTGGAGGGTAACCGCGGGCAAATCGCAGGAGTGCCAGTCAACCCGCGGAAAATCACGCCCCGAAACTTCGACAAATTAAAAAATAGCATTAAACGCGACCCTGAATTGTTGAAATATCGGGGACTTTTGGTCGCACCGCACGGCGACAAATTCGTAGTTATCGGCGGAAACCAACGGCTCGAAGCATTGCGAGCCTTAGGTTTTACCGAAACGACCTGCGAAATTATGGACGACTTGGAACAAATACCCGAGGAAGACCGAGCCGAAGTTTTGCGACATCGAATTTTGGCAGATAACGCAGGGTTTGGTGAAGACGACGACGAAAAGACCCAGCGAATCGAACAATACGCAGTCAGCCTCGAAAAAACAAGTTTAAACTTTTAAAGGAGAAAAAAATGTTTTTCAACGCAAGAAAAATCAAGCAATTAAAGCGAGAGAATGAAGCCCTCCGAAGAACGATTGACCAATTAAGAGCAGTCAACGACGCGAACAAATTCTCAATCAGGGAACTTCACAAGCAGATTGACAGCTACCAAGATTTAATCGAACTTGAAGACCGAACCGCAATCATTTCACACGGGGGCGGAGGAACAAGCCTAATGATTGGCGGGAAACGAATTGGAAACATCACCTCAATTGAAATAGAACCAATGACCGCAGGTTCACCAGCAATTCTGAACATTGGAATTTTAGCAGAAAAAGTAATAATAAGGAAAGGGAAAACCCAAGTATGGAAGAAGCAAACACAGCAAAACAAAGAATCGACCGAGAACGATCGAGAAAGCACAACGAGAATAAAAAGAATCGACGTGACAACGCTCGCAGACTAACCATTCAAAACGAGCAAGCAAACGGAATTTATACCGTAAAGGAAGACAAGCGAACTTACAAGCAGAAATTGGAGGAACGAAAAAATGCTCGAAAAATTTAATGTGAAAGTCGACATCGACGAATCACAAAAGCCAACCACAAAATACCCGAAGTTTGAACTCGGCGAGGAAGTCTACTATCGACCAAAGGAACAGCGAAGCAAAAACCAAGTCCACCGCGGAAAAATCGCACGAATTGTCCAAGACTTCATGGCACTGACAGAATACGAAATTGTCGCCAAGCAACCAAAACACCCAAACAAACTTTATGTCCACAGATTAAGAGTAGATGATGTCTTCAAGATTGAAGAAATCGAGGGCGAAACCAAAGCATAGAAAAGACTTAAAAAAGGAGCGAACAAATGACACCACAAGAAAGAAACCTCTCGGGAATTTATACCCGAATAAAACGCGACGGAAAATTTCAGACAGTCGACCTCACGGACATGACACCCGAAGAATTGGCAGAATATCTCGACGAGTGGGGAATGGACAGAGAATTTCTTAAAAGATTAGTTCAAAACTTGATTGAAGTGATACAAGAAAACGCCGACAAATACGAGGCAAACGAGGAGGAATAAGAAACAATGGTAGAATTTAAGAATTACAGACTTCTGAAAGATTTACCATTTGCGAAAGCAGGCGAAATCTTCGAAAGCCGAATTTTAGACGACGGCAAGGAGTACTTATTCTGGGGAGAAATCACCATAAAAGAAATGAAGAACTTCGACGAGTGGTTCGAAGAAATACCCGAGCCAAAATGGGCTTATTACATGAATCAGACAAGCATAGGACAAATCAGGGTCGGCTCTTTACCAAGCACCGAACACGACTTGAAAGAACGAGGCAACTATTTCGAAACCGAAGAAGAAATAAACAAACGAATCAAATTCTTAAAAGCCGAGGCAACCATCAAGCAAGACACAAAGGGCTTCACCCCCGACTGGGAAGACTTCGAGCAAGACAAATTCTATGCGAGCTGGGACTTTTACCACAACCGACCAGTCATTGGACAGATAAGGAAAGTCAAACAGCCGACAATTTATTTCAAGACAGTCAAAGACCTTGAAGAAAGCATTTTGAATAACCCAGCCAGCTGGAAGACTTACCTCACATACAATCATTAAACATAAGCACAAAAGGGGAGCATATGAAAGAAGAGAAGCAAGAACAACAAGAGCCAACAATCAAAGAGCTTTTAGAAATAACTCGCATTGTTGCGGACTTAGCAATATCAATATTGAACGAGAACCGCCAGCTCTGGTCATTCGTTAGCAATAAACCAAAGACAACAGAAGAAAGACTTCTAAGAACAATGGAAAGCGAATTGACGCTAATTAAAACCACCGAATATTGTATTGAAGCCCAAAAAGCTTTTATAAAATACAAGGATTTGCTAAACTTAGACATAGAGAAACCCGACACAGCCGAAGAGGCAGAACCAAACACAGGAGAACCTGAGAATGGAACAAGCACCAACAGCACCGAAACCAGCGGAAACGACGCCAGCGACAGCACCAACAACGCCGAACACGACGCTAAATAATACCATAACTGAGCAAGTGGAGAAAACGCCAGCAATTCTTGACCCGTACCGCAACGCCAAAGGGCAGTTCGTCAAGGGGTATAAGCCAAAAACCACCTTCGCCGACCGACCCCAAGACCGCTCCAATGGACACTGGAAAGGACGCGACACCTACGACTGGTGCCTCCGCAAATTCGACCAAATGACCGACGCGGAATTAGACAAATGGCGAAAGGCGAACCCACCAAGCGAACGAACGCAGGCAGAAAAACGAGCCTTGCTCCGCATTAAAGAAACCACAGCCGAGAGCATAAAGCCGAAAGACCGCCTCAACATCACAGCCCACATCGCCGACCGAGCCTACGGCAAAGCCGTCGAAACCGTCAGCCAAAAAGTCGAAATCACCAACCCATACGACGATCTCACCACCGAACAGCTCGAAGCCTTGGCGAAACAGGCAGAAAATCGATGATCGACCCGAACCTCGGGTTCGACCCACGAGAAGTCAAAAAATCCCTCGCACGCAGGGATTTTTGGCATTATTGCGAATTTATGCTTCCCGCATTTTACAAACCCGAACGGGCATTTTTGCGAGAAATCGCCCACAAATTACAAAACTTTTACGAGAACAGCCACAAACACATTTTAATCATTAACGCCCCACCCCGCCACGGCAAGAGCCTCACCGCCCAAAACTTCGTCGAGTGGATTTTAGGAAGAAACCCCCACGAACAAATCATGACGGCGAGTTATAACAGCATTTTGTCGACCACATTCTCGAAGAAAGTCCGCGACACCATACAGCAACAGAAAATCGACCAACACACGCCGACCTACTCCGAGATTTTCACAACCAAGATTAAGCACGGCGAGGCGAGTGCCAACATCTGGGCAACCGAGGGAAACCCAACGCAGAACTACATCGCCACCAGCCCCGACGCCACAGCCACGGGATTTGGAGCGACACTGCTCATCATTGACGACATTATAAAATCAGCAAGCGAGGCATACAATCAGAATACCCTCGACAAGCACTGGGAGTGGTTCACGAACACCGCACTCCAACGCTTGGAGCAAGGCGGAAAGATTATTGTTATCATGACACGCTGGGCGACGGGAGATTTAGCGGGGCGAATCATGGAACGCTACGACCCCGAAGATATCGAAATCTTCACCGCCAAGGCAGTCCAAGACAACGGCGAGATGTTATGTCCCGAAATATTGGACAGAAAAGCCTACGAATTAAAGACGCAAGAAATGAACCCCGACATTGTCGAGGCGAACTACAACCAAAAGCCACTCGATGTCAAAGGGCGATTATACGCCGATATTTTCAAGGAATGGGCGAGCCTACCACCCGAACTCGAAAACGCCCCCGTTTACAACTTCACCGATACCGCGGACACGGGAACGGACTTTTTATGCTCAATCAATTACAAGGTTTTAGACAAGACCGCCTACATTTTGGACATTGTTTTTTCAGACGAACCAATGGAAACCACCGAGAACCTCGTGACCGATTTATTCGTGAACGGCAAGGTTTACAAAGCCGAAATCGAAAGCAACAACGGCGGACGAGGATTTGCGAGAACAATCAAGCAAAAGGTCAACGACCGCGGGCATTTTTTCAAATTAGAAACCCCAACGCAGACCCACAACAAGGAAAGCCGAATTTTGACCAGCTCAAGCTGGGTGCAAGAAAATGTCATTTTTCCAATCGGCTGGAAACAAAGACACCGCGACTTTTCACGCCAGCTTTTGACCTACAACCGCAAAGGCAAAAACCCCCACGACGACGCGCTCGATGTTTTGGCGAGCATTTACGAGCGAGTTTGTGATAGAATGGAAGTGAAAGTCATCGACAAAGCGAGCCTCGGCTTGAACCCGAACGCACGACACAGACGAAAGCCATACTGGCATTAAAATTTAAAGGAAACCCCGCATGAACAACAAAGTTTTTACAATGGACAAAGAGCAGAAGCTCACGCCCGAACTTTTAAAGAAAGCAATCGACTGGAACGACAAGCAAAACAAACAAACAATCAAGAAACGCAAATATTACAACGGCGAGAATGAATTAGACCGCACCCGCCCGAATTTTTCGAAATCAGCGAAGGTCATGGTCAACAACGCCAAATACATCACCGACCTCAACACTGCACACCTGCTCGGAAACCCCGTGCAATACCAAGCCGAAACAGCCGAAGAAATCGAGGACATTTTGAGCGAATACCAAGCACAGGCGATCGCCACCCTCGACCGAGAAATCGCCAAGGAAATCTCGATTGTCGGTAAGGCATACGAGTTCATCTACTCAGACGAAGACGCGAACCCACGAAGCACACGACCCGAAACAACAAACGCATTCATTATTTACGACAACACCGTCGCACAGAATAAGCTCTACGGCATTGTTTACCGCGGAATTTACAAGAACGGCAAAGACACGCCCGAATATTACGAACTACAGGTAGTCGACGCCGTGAACTTCACCCGCTACAAAATGAAAGGCTCAACCCTCGAACTTTTGGAAAAGAAACAGCACGGCTTTGGCAAAGTCCCAATGATTGAATACATCAACAACCCCGAACGGCAAGGCGACTTCGAACCCGTGCTAACCTTGATTGACGCCTACAACATTTTACAGAGCGACCGAATTAACGACCGCGAGGCATTGGTCGACGCAATCTTGATAGCATACGGAGCAACCCTCGACCAAGAAGATGTCGACAGCATACGCGAAGAGCGAGTGATCACAGGCATACCAAAGGACGCCAAAATCGAATATTTGGTCAAGCAATTAAACGAAACCGACATTGAAGTTTTGCGAAAGTCCATTGAACAGGACATTCACAAAATCTCGATGACCCCGAACCTTTCCGACCAAGAGTTCGCAGGCAACGCCAGCGGAGTGGCAATCAGCTTCAAGCTCCACCCATTCGAGCAACACATACGCGACAAAGAGGGCTACTTCGAACGCGGGCTTTTGGAACGCATAGAAATTTACGCTCAATTCTTAAAGACCAAATCGAAAATCAGCCTACCCGAAAACTGGAACAAATCACGCGTTGATGTTATCTTTAACCGCAACCTTCCAAAGAACGACGCCGAAACCGCCGACACAATCCAAAAGCTCGACGGAATCGTAGACCGCGAAACCTTGATTTCACAATTGAGCTTCGTGAAAAACGCCCACGAAATCTTGGAAGCCTTGGCAGACCAAGAAGCCGAATTGAAACCAGCACCAAAGCCCCAAGACTTCAACGGTGAAGAATTTGGCAAAGAACCCGAACCAGCAGACCCAGCCGAACAGCCGATTGAACAATAAAATTGAACAAGAAAGGGACACAAAGCCTTGAACAAAAAACTTGAACACGCCAACACATACTGGACGGAACGAGAAGCCCGCAAGATTTTACAAGCCGAGCAACAAATCGCCCCAACGATTGACGAGATAGCCGAGATTTACAAATTAAACGAACGCTACGCCCTCGAACAAATGCGGAAGATTTACGCCCGAGGCTTGAAATACGAAGATTTGAGCGAATTAGAGCAAGCCCAAAACTTCAAGGACTTCACCAAGCGAGCCAAGGAATCAGGGCTTTACACCGCACTCCCCGACGCCTACAAATTCAGAGCCGACAGATTGACCGCATTGAACCGCGACATCTGGCTCAACGCCAAGCAAGCGGGACAGCAAGAATACACCATAACCAGCAAAGCATACGGGCGAATGATAGCCGACAGCTGGAACACCCGAGCCAAGGAACAGGGCAGGGGAGGGAACTTCGCCCAAATACCCGCCCAAACCTTGGAGCGAATAATGGCAATACGCCCCGACGGGCAAGACTTCGCCCATTCAATTTGGCGGAACACCGACCGACTCGCCCAAAAGACAATGGAGGTTTTGTCTTCAGGTTTACAGCTCGGCAAAAGCCAGCAAGCAATGACCCGCGAACTTTCAGCATTGACGGGCGAAACAATCAGCAACGCACGGCGAATAATTCAGACCGAAACAAATTATTTTTACAACCAAACCGCCCTCGAGAATTACAAAGCACTGGGCTTGGAAGAATACCGCTTCGTTGCGGTTTTAGACAGAAAGACCAGCGAAACCTGCCACGCACACGAGGGGCATATTTTCAAAGTAGCCGAGGCAGTCGTGGGAGATAACTTTCCACCACTCCACCCGAACTGCCGAAGCGGAACAATTGGCGTGTACAAAAATTTTGACCAATACACAGAAAGCCCACGCCTAGCACGCGAAGACTTCGACTCCGAGCCTTACGAATACGACGGACGACACCCCGCAACATTCGCAGGCTTGAACACCGAAACCACACCACAGCCCGACCTGAACTTAGACTTCGAACGCCCACAGGACACGGCAATAGCACAAGGAGCAATCACCCGCAACTTGGCAGAATACCCGCAAGTAGCCTCGACCATTTCGAGCATAGACACAGTGGGGAAGATAAAGGGCGGGGCAGGGGTAGAAATTGAACCCTTAAAAATTAGACTGGGCGAACCCGAAAAAATCGACGACACGCACCAGCAAATCACAGCCCGATATAGCAACCGCATAAAGCTGAAGAACACACCGAACCCACAGCTCGCAGACGACATCGACCGAGCCTTCGCCGAGAAAATCCGAACATTTCTTTTTATGAAACGCAACGGCTTTACGAACACCCAAATTGAACGCATGGCAAAAGCCTTCAATTACGGCAGGCAAGGAACGCAGACCTTGGCATTCAGGAACGGCGGAACACCAGCCCTCAAGCTCGCCCAAAAATACAGCGAACTCGAACAAAAGTTTTTCACGACCGAAACCGAAAACAAAGTCCGCGAAAAATTCTTCGACCAAATCAAGACAGCAAAAGCCAAGCAGGACTTGATAACCGAATTAAAAAACAACATCAAAAAAGGCGACCCAATCCTTCCGCTCGAGATTTTCAAGGAAGCCATGAAGTTCGAGAACATGAGCAAAAGCCCCTACGGCTTCAGCTTTTACAACAGCCAAAACATCGACTGGGGATTTAAACCCGAAGGATCGCTCCGCATTTCAGACCACTGGAACTTCACCAAAGACGGCACAAAGCATTTGAGAATCAAAGGCATTGAGAGCGACGAAACAATCCACGGCTGGAAGATCGCCCGCTACGAACACGGCGAATATGTCGTGCAAAAGGAAATCAACCCGAACCCAAAGCAAGACCTCGAACAATACAAAGCCGAACTCGACAAACACAGCAAGACATTAGAAACGCAGATTTTAACATCACGAAATATTGGCGACCTTGGCAATATGCTCGCATTTAGCCACCGCCACCCCGACCACGAAATGAGCCGATATTTCAGGGAAGAACTCCAAAAAGAGCTGAACAAATAATTTGAACACAAACTTTTTGAACACCCGAACAAGGCGTTGCAAAACTTGAACACCCCAGCACGGCGAACCTTGAACCCCCATTTTTGAACACCCGAGCATTGAAAACGCACGGCAGAAATGTTAGAATTAAAGCGGGGGCGGGGAATTTAACGCTCCCCCCAACCCCCGCATTTATTCTTTTCTTTTCTATTTCAGTCGGTGTACGCCGAGCTGGTAGATGTTTAGCAGAAAAACGCCCCTCCCTCCTTTGGAGCGTTTTTTTGTTTTTCAGACCACTCCCCCGACCAAAAAAAGCACTCCCCCGATACTCCCCCGAACGGGGAAGCCACGGGGCGAACAAAAAGCGAACCTAACAGAGGTAGAAAGAGAGCTACACTGGGGCAGGGGAGGGGGGAAATCAACCGAAAACCCCGAAAAAGACACCACCACACGGCGGGGGAGGGGGCAACCCCAACAGCCCAACAAAAAGAAACAGCAAAAGAAAAAGAGAAAGAAAAACAACAACAAAAAAATAATTTCAAAATAATTTTTCAAACAAAAATATTTTTATGGTATAATTAAGACAAGGAAAGCTCTGCCAAAAGTGAGCGATTACCCGACGGGGGCAAACGGAAACAGCAAAGGAGTGGAAATGTCAGCAACGACGACACCAACAACAGAAGACCCAAAGCAACAGCAAGAGCAAGGACAATCTCAAAGTCAAGGCGAAAGCAAAACTTTTACGCAGGCAGACATTGACGCAATTATTGGTAAGACCAAAGCCGAAATGAAAGCCAAGCAACAAAGCGAACTCGAGCAGGCATTGAAAGCCGAACGCGAGCGAATCGAAGCCGAAGCCAAAATGACCGAAGAGGAACGAGAAAAGGCACGAGATGAAGAATTTAAAAAACACCTCGCCGACAAGGAAGCCGAACTCAACCGACGCGAAGCAACCAATCGAGCCAAGGAACTTCTCAGCGAAAAAAGCATTGACCAAAAGTTCGCCTCGTTTTTGATTTCAGACACAATCGAAGCAACCGAAGACAATGTCAAAAACTTCGCGAAAATTTTCGACCAAGCCGTCGAGGCAACAACCACCGAACGGCTCAAAGGCAAGACGCCCGAAAAAATGACGGACGAGAAATCGACGACATCGAAATTCAAGGGACGAACAATCAGCCAGCACGGTCGTACAGGTTTTTAGTTTTTTAAAGACCAAACAAAAACAGGAAAACAACCATGTCAGTAGACGCACGAAATATCTTTGACAGCAAAGACGAAACAACAAAAGCAAAATTGGCAGAACTTAACGCAGGACTTATTGACGGAATTTTCGCCACAGCAGTATCGCAAGATATTAAAAACACAGACTACTCAGGCGACCCAACAAGCGGAAGCATTCGAGTAAACCGCTTTGTAAACGCCGAAAGCAAAGACTACGGCACAGCCCGAACAGCAGGCAAAGGCAACAGCACAAAGAACGCAGGAAAAGTCATTGTCAATGTCGACAAAGACAAAGAAATCATCGAAGAGTTCGAAAACAAAGATATCGCACTTTTTGGAATTTCAGACCTTATCACACGACGAGCAGATAACATTCGCAAGAAAGTTGCGTCAGTGCTTGACCGCGAATTTTTCAAAGTAGCCGAAAGCGAAGCAACCGAAGTAACATTGACAACACAAACAACAGTTGAAGACAAACTCGAAGCAATGATTGCGGGAGCTTTGACAGTAAAGAACGACTATGTAGACGGACAGGACAAAGAAGACCTTATCATGTCATTGTCGCCAAAAGCATACGGCAAAGTTCGAAACCACATTGACAAAATCGCACAAGGCAACACAGAATCAGGCGTTCGCGAAATCGCAATGTTCCACGGCGTAGAAGTACGCGAAGCAGTGCGACAGGAAGCCGATGTTATTATTCAACGCCGAGGCTCAATCGCAATGCCAGTTGTTATTGACGAATACGAACTTGAAAAAGTACCATTCTCAAACAGCCACGCACTACAGCTATTCTATTCATACGGCGTAAAAGCAGTAACCCCAGACTTGATTTTTAAAGGCACACTTTAAAGATTAACGACGACCCGAGGCGGGGAACACCACCCCGCCCCAAATTTTAAAGATAGGAGCAAATCGAATGAAAATTTTTAACAAACGAGCAGGAATTATTCTCAATTACACAGAAGAGGAAGCAAAACACCTTCTCGAAAATTACGCTGATGTTTATGAAGCAGTCGACGAAAACGGCACACCAGTGCCAGCCGAACCAGCAGTAGCACCAGCCGAACCAGCAGTAGCACCAGCCGAACCCGAAGTTGAAGACACAGCCGAAGACTTCACACATTACGAAGAAGCTGGCGATTACATCGAGCAATAACAGCACGAAGAAAGGACAGCACAATGACCGAAGCTCAAAAAGAGAAAATCATCAGGGCTGTTCGCATTTTAGAGCCAACAGCACAAACCGACCCCGAACTTTTGGAATTGACCATTAGCACCGCAGTCGACCGCGTGCTGTTGTTTTTAAGAGCGAAAACGCTCGACCCGAGAATCGAAAACATCATCGCCCAAATTGTCGCCAAGGCATACCGAATCGCCCGCACCAACAAGGAAGCAGGCGAAACAACCCGAGATGTCAAGAGCATTTCAGACAACGGGCAGTCGATCACTTACAGCGACAACCCCGCACAATTTATGGCAACCAGCACCGACCAAGAATTACTGGACGGGTTCGCCGAATTGTTGTCAACATACAGGCGAGTAAATGTTTTACGGAAAAAATAAAGCCTTCGAGCGGGCAATTTCAAAGGCATTTTATGACAAAGAAATTACCACGCTAGAAGTAAAACAAACACGCGACGAAGAGGGCGGACTTTCACGCCCCCAAATAACCAAGGGCGAAACATTCAACGGCAATATCGCCACGAACCACGCCCGAGCAATTGAAGAATTTGGACAAACAACGACCGCCACGGCGATTTTGACCACCAGCACGAAAGTGAACCTGAAGAGTGGGCAAAAACTCCAACACAAGGGCAAGAATTACATAATTACAGACCTTGCGATTTACGACACACATCAGAAAGTAGGACTTAAAGAATGGAAGTCGAAATTCGAGGAGTAGCCGACGCCAAAATAGCCCTCGCCAAATTAAACGACAAAGCAAGGCGAGCAATTAAGCAAGCATTAGGCGAAGCCAGCCAGCAAGTAGTCGATACCGCCAAAATGAATGTTCGCAACGGGCATTCACGCACAGGCACATTGGCGAACAGCATAAACTGGCGAAGAGTTGACGACGAAACAACGGCGGTTTTCGCCAGTGCCAACCACGCCCCATACCACGAATTTGGAACGGGACAACGCGGAAAAGCCACATACACGAAACCACCAAAAAGCGACATCAGCTTTTCAGAGAACTGGGCAGGACGCCCAGCCTATCCATTTCTTCACCCAGCAGTCAAGCAGAACGAAAAACGCATTCGCCAAACCGTAGGCGAGGCGATAGAAAGGTCGATTTAAAATGGAGAATCGAAAAAAAGAAATAATCAAGATTATTAAGTCGAACGCGAGCCTCCCCGAGATAACTCAGCAATCGCAAAACATTTTCAACGAACTCCCCGCATTGACCTTTTACATTTCGAACCAAAGGACAACGCAGGATTTGACGGGGCAGATCGTCCGACAAATTACCGAGGCGACAATCGACATCTGGGCGGACACAAGCACGGAAGCGAGCGAGATTTTAACACAGCTCGAACGCACCATGCGAGAAAACCGCTGGATTTTGACATTCTCGGCGGACATACCCAACCCCGACCAAACAATTTACCACATAGCCACAAGATTTGAGAGAATCGCAGGCGATGTGTTATAATTTAAGAAAGGCGAAAGCCACATTTTAAACAAGGAAACCCGCAATGGCAGGAACACAAACAATGGGTTCAACCCTCACCCTTAAAAAAGCAGGAAGCGAGGGACAAGACCTCGTAGTAGCCAACTTGACATCAATTGGCGAAGTCAAAGGTGAACGCGAAGAAATCGATGTAACGACACTCGACAGCCCAGACCGAGCAAAAGAGTTCATTTCAGGAGCAGTCGACTACGGAAGTTTCGATGTATCAGGAAACATCATCGACGGCAAACAGCCAAAGGCACTTTACGACTTGTTCGACAGCGGAGTAGCCCGCGACTGGGAAATCGGAACACCAAGCGGAACAAAACTCGCCCTCAAAGCATATGTAGCCTCATTCAGCTTTGGCGAGAAAACAACCGACGGCTTGGACACATTTACAATGTCACTCCGAGTAAGCGGAAAACCAGTATACACACCAAAAGCTTAAAACAAACCACCACGGGACGGGGAGCTTGAAACAGCAACGCCCCGCCCCTTTTTATGAAATTATTAAACGCAAGGAGAATTTAAAGAATGACAACCCTTAACCTCGAATACAAGGCACTTTCAATCGCGAAAGCCGAAACATATTTTGACCTCAGCTTTTTCGAAGAATTAGCCGAAATTGAAAAATTGGCAAAAAACAAATTACCAAAGACCCGAACCTTCAGCTTTTTGCTCATGGCAGGCGGACACAACGAGGAAGAAATCGAAGACATTCTCGGCTCATATTTTTCAGAACCCGAGGGAATCGTCGGACTTCTCGGAGAAATCACCATAGCATTGACCCGAAGCGGTTTTTTAGCCAAGAACGCGACAGCCAAGGAGAAGAAAGAAGCCGAGGCGAATATTCGCAAAGCGATCAAACAGACCCAAGAGGGATTGAAGAGCTTGCGAAATACCGAAACTTCACCCACTTCTGGCAAGAAAACGAAAAAACAGCCTTCAAAATAGGCATTCACCCCGCCGAATTTTGGACTTTGACAGTCGGACAATTTAGGCGTTGCGTAGAGGGCTGGACAGAGCGAGAAATCGACAAAGCAAAGCAAACCGACAATTTAAACCACATACTCGGGAATTACATAGGAATCGCCATAAACGACCCCAAAAAATACCCGAAGAAACCCGCACTCAGCAAAAGCGAACAAAAGCGAACAAAACCACAGACAGCCGAAGAGCAGGAAGAAATGCTCGCCAAAATCGCTCACGCATTCAAATAAACAGGAAAACCAGCAATGGCAACGACAATTGACGAAATCCAAGTTTTGCTCTCAGCAAACACAAACGCATTCGACCGCAAAATCGCAGATGTTCAAAAGCAACTTTCAGGCTTGGAGAAATCCAACGCCCGAATGGCAAAGGGCATGGCAGGGGCAAGCAAATCAATGACCGCAGGAATGGTAGCCGTCGGCTCAATTTTAGCTGGCACCGTCTCCCGCGGTTTTTCAATGCTTGCGACACAGGCAGGAAGTGCCGTCGACCGCTTGGACACATTGAACAACTTTCCAAAAGTTATGGCGAACCTCGGAATCGGGGCAGACGAAAGCCAAAAAGCCGTTTCATTTTTAAGCGAGAAATTGAAAGGACTACCAACAACCCTCGACACCGCAACAATGAGCGTTCAACGATTGACCGCCGTCAATAAGAACCTCGGAGCTTCCACGCAGATGTTTTTGGCGATGAACAACGCCATTTTGGCAGGTGGAGCAGGAGCAGAAATTCAGAAATCAGCAATCGAGCAATTAAGCCAAGCATATAGCAAGGGCAAGCCCGACATCATGGAATGGCGAACACTTCTCCAAGCAATGCCAGCCCAGCTCGACCAAGTTGCCAAATCAATGGGGCTAGCCAACACGAACCAGCTCCAACAGAACCTTGTCGACGGCAAAATTTCGATGAACGATTTCATGCTCAAGCTCGTCGAATTGAACAAAACAGGCTACGGGAACTTTCCAAGCTTTGAAGAACAAGCCCGAAATTCGACAGGCGGAGTTCGAACAAGTTTAATCAATCTTCAGAACGCCTTTGTTCGAGCAATGACCGATATTATGAACGCGGTGGGACAAACCAACATCGCGGGATTTTTCAATGGCATTACGCGAATGATTGACGCCGTCGTGCCATACATTGTAGGTTTTGTAAAGGTTGTTGTTTGGGCATTTGGACTTTTGTCGTCATTATTTGGCGGAAAGCAAGCCAACGCCGAGAAATTAAACAAGAGCCTCAAATCAGCCAGCTCAGGAGCAGGTGGAGTAGCCAGCGGAGCAGAGCAGGCAGACGACGCATTAGGCGGAGCAAATAAAAAAGCACAGAAACTCGCCAAACAGCTCGCCAGCTTCGACGAAATGAATGTTTTGAAAGAACCCGAAACATCAGACGGTGGAGGCGGAGGCGGAAAGAAGAAAGGAGCAGGAGGCGGAGCAGGTGGAGCAGACCTCAGCGGATTGACCCTCCCAGATTTTGACACAGGAATCAGCGACAAAGCAAACGAAATAGCCGAGAAAATCAAAAAAGCCTTGACCGACGCATTCGCGGACTTTGACTTCGAAGCCGTAAAAAACGCATTCAGGCTTTTATGGGAAGACATCGTCGCAGGCACAGCCCCAGTTATTAGGGTTATCAGCGAACTTTGGAATCAATACCTTTTTCCAATGTTGAAATGGGCAGGGGACACCTTGCTACCCGCGGTTTTGAATGTTATCGGCGGAGCAATTCGACTACTCGGAGCAATAATCGGGGACATTTGGGACAGATTTTTGAAACCATTCATTGACGAATTTCTAGCACCAATCGCAGTTTGGACAGGCGGACAAATCGTTACGATTTTAAACAACATCGGAAACGCCCTCCGAGCAATGGCACAGAACGAATCAGTCGTGCGAAGCTTGACGAACACGATCGTCGCATTAGGCGTGGCATTTACGGGCATAAAGATAGGAGCGACGATTTTAAGCTGGCTACCCGCAATCACAAACGGCATTTCAGCCATTTCAGCGTGGGCAGGCGGATTTGTTAGCTTTGGAACAGCCCTCCAAGGCGTGGGCGGATTTTTCGCACCAATTGGACGCGGAATAAGTGCATTAGTTAGCGGATTTGGACTTTTGAAAGGAGCATTCGCGAGCCTCGGCGGATTGATTATGGCACACCCGCTCATAGCACTCGGGGTCGTTATCGCAGGGCTTCTTTTAAGCAACGAGGACTTCCGAAAAAGCCTCATGAATTTGATTTCGACCGCCCTTCAACCATTAGGACAGGTCGTTCAAGGAGCATTCGAGGCACTCGCACCATTTGGCGAAGTTTTGGCGAATATCGGCAAAATTGTCGGCGATGTTTTGGTGATTGCTTTTAACTTGATTGTCGGAGCAATTCAACTTCTAGCCGAGGCATTGAAACCCCTCATGGAGCTTTTAGGAAATTTGATTGTTTTGGCATTTCAGCCAATGATTGTAGCAATCGAACTCATGAAGCCAGTTTTCGCATGGCTTGCGGGAATTTTCAACGCAATACTTCAACCAATCGGAGCATTCACATCATACCTGAAAGACGCGAGTGCCAAGACGGGAGAACTCGGAAATATGGTCGGGGCGATTTTCGCGAAGATCATGGCAATCATTCAACCCGTCGCGACATGGGTATATTCAACGCTTATTCAGCCAATCGTGAATTTTATAAAGACAGCATTTGAAATAATCTGGGCGGTTATTTCCAAAGTCATCGAAATTTTCGCGAAGATAGCCGAAATTGTTTTGACCGTCGTCATCGTCGCATTGAAAGCCATGTGGGAGGGAATCAAAGCGATTTTCGCACCAGTCGTCGCATTCTTCATGGGAATTTGGAACGGCATAGTCGAAATTTTCAAACCCGTCGCAGGATTTTTCGCAGGAATTTTCAACGGAGCAATTCAAGTCGTAAAAAACATTTGGAACGGCTTAGTCGGATTTTTCCAAGGCTTGTGGGGAACGCTCGTCGGAATTTTCCACGGCATAGCCACGGGAATCGGAAACACAGTCGGCGGAGTTTTCAAGGGCGTTATCAACGGAATTTTAGGCTTTGTCGAGGGCTTCGTGAATGTGCCAGTGCGAGCAATTAACGGATTGATTGACGTCATTAACAAAGTCCCCGGTGTATCAATCGGCAAGCTTTCACCGCTCCATTTACCACGACTCGCCAAAGGTGGTATCATCGACCACGCAACAATGGCGATCATCGGAGAAGCGGGAAAAGAAGCCGTCATGCCACTTGAAAACAACACGGGCTGGATCACCGACCTCGCAGGAAAGATAGCCGAACGCGGAGGCGTGAACACCGAAACCAACAGCCAGCCAATCGAAATAACAATTCAGATAGGCGAAGACCAAATCGCGAAAAAGATTATAAGCAACATAAACGATTTGACCAACATGACAGGGCGAGCATTGATTGACTTTTAAGCCCGAGAAACAAACAAGGAAACCAACAAATGATTTTTCAAATTTCACAATCACAGGAATTCATAACGAATGTAGCCTCAATAATCACCGCCGTAGGAATAATCGGCGGTGCTTACGCGGTTTTCTGGAAACATTTAGCAAAAAAGGTCGTCCACGACGGAATCAAGAAAATTAAACGCGAGGATTTGACCGAAAACGAATTTTTTCAGCAATTAGAAGCCAAGGACAGGGAAATCATCGACAAATTAGACTCGATCGCCGAGGGAGTGCAAACAATCGACCATTTGACCAAGAAAAACACCGTTTCAATCAAAAGGCAGGAACTTTTGTTCATTATTCAGACAGAACCCCACCGAGTCGAAACAATCGAGAGAATCTACTCCGAATACATCGAAATGGGCGGAAATAGCTACATCTCGGATTTAATCACCGTTTGGCGAGAAAACCACGCCCGACCCGAGATTAAAGACCGAATCAGCACCAAGCAACAAAGCAAGCCGAGAAAACGCACGAACACAACGAGGAAAAAATAGCCATGGCAATCACAAATGTACTGCTAAAATTAGACAACAAGGACATCACCAAGCTTGTCGAATACACCGTCGAATACAACAAATTATGGAAAGACGCCGACCGAAACATGAACGGAGAAGTTCGCGCTTCTTTAATCGGCGTTTTTCCAAAGATTAAAGCCAAAACAACCAAAGCAACCCGAGCCGAGATAGCCTCAATCGGCAATATTTTAAACCGACCTTATTTTAGGGTGTCATATTACGACACATTGGCAGGCGGAATCAAGACAGCGAATTATTACGCGGGAGATTTTAGCGTTACATTGAAAGAACGCCAACGCGAGCTTTACGAAGAAATGAGCTTTTCTTTAATCCCAGTATCAAAGAGAGTATAATAGAATTATGATACCAGCGAGCCAAAGATACCAAACCAACGCCAAAGCCCCAGTCAAGCAAATACAGCTCAAAATTACGGGCGAAAACAACCAAATAATCGCCACGGGCGACAGCGACCTCATACGAGCGAAAATCAAGCAGGCGGGGCAATTTTTAGGCGTAGCAACAAAGAAAATAGAAATCACGGCAATAGGCGACAAATCAAGCCTCGCCGACCAAAACATCAAAGTGGAACTCGGAATAATTGACCCAGCAACCAGCCAGACCGACTGGACAACGCAGGGCTTCTTTTTCGTTCAAGAAGTCAAGGTCAATTTGGAAAAAGGGACAAGCGAAATCACCGCCAAAGACCTCGCCCTTCGACTCGCAGAAACCGAATACAGCACCGCCCAACCTTTCACCTTTCCAACGACCGTAGCAGGATTGGCACAGCAAATCGCCACGAGCCAAGGAATTACGCTCGCCGACATTTCGACATTACCCAACGCGAACTACCAAATCAAAGAAGACTTGTACAAGAAAATCAAGGGCTTTACAATTAAAAACATCATCGAAGAAATCGCTCAAGCCACGGGAACAACCGCGAAGATACGCGAGAAACAGCTTATTTTTGAATCAATCACAACCCCAGCAATTCAAACATTGACCGCCGACAATCTGAAGACTTTCAAATTAGGCGAGAAATGGGGCAAGGCAAACTCACTCATTTTAAGCCGACAGCCACAGAACGACGACATCGCCATGCGGAACGAAGCCAGCACGAACAAAGACACAACCGAAATCAAAATAATCAACAACGAGATTTTGGACGATAACAGGCGGGAATTGATACAGCCCCTTTTCGACCGAATAATCAAGCCCGACAATTTGGAGCTTTACAACATCGAAGCCAAGACCGAGGGGCATGGATTTTATGAAATCGGCGACAAAATCACCCTCCAAGCCGAGGGAAAGACCGCCACGGGTTACATCACGCAAATTGACCTCGACATTAACGGATCATTGACCGAACAGCTAACTTGCGAAACGCCACAGCAGACCAAGACCGACTACAAAGCCGTGGGAGCAATTAAACGGACAATTTACAACACCGAAATCAAGACGGACAAGCAAGGTCAACAAATCACCGCGATTGTATCAAAGCAGGAGAATTTGGAACGCGAGAACTTCGAGCGTTACACACAACTAACGCAGAACATCGAAAACTTCAAATATCAGATTGGCAAAGCAGGAGGCTTGAATTTCATAAAGAACTCCGCATTTTTCAGCCAAGACCAGCAGACGAAGAAACCGAACTTTTGGAAAATCGAGGGAGCAGGAACATTAACAGCCGAAAGCTCACCCGAAGCCAAGCTCAACGGAGCAATCTCAGCCCGAGCAATCGAAATTCGCAATTTAAAAATCAGTCAAGAAATAACAGTAGCCCCAAATTTGACCCAGACCAGCGAAGCCGAAACCAACTACTACGCATTAAGCTTCAGATTGAAAAAATCAGCAATTGGAGCATTTACCGCGAGAATTTACGACGGCACAAGCAAGGTAGGAGAATTTAGCTCACCAGCAGGAACGACCGCCACTTGGCAAGAAGTCAAGCTCGAGGGAATCGCACCAAAGACCACGACGCTTCGAATAGAGCTAGAGCAAGACAACGCCGACAACGCCGAGTTCGCAGATTTGATGTTAGCGAACAGCAAAACCGCCACGCATTGGCAATTGGCACAGGGCGAAATCGCCAACACGCAAGTTGTGATTGACGAAAAAGGCATTCTTGTCAAGTCAAGCATTAACGAGGGCGATTACACGATTATTTCAGAACAGGAATTTTCAGGTTATTCAAAAAACCAGCAAGGACAGGTAGTCCGAGCCTTTACATTGAACAAAGGACGAACCGAAGTCAGCGAACTTCGAGCAGACAAGAATGTTTATATCAACCCAGTCAAATTTGTGCCGATACGCACAGGCGACACGCAAGGCTTGGCAATCGTCGTAAGCATAGAACAGGAGAATTAGACGCATGGCAACATCAGGACGAATCGAAACAGGACGAAGAAACGGGACTTGTTTTTACCACCAATGGCAACTCGCAGGACAGGACATCGGCGGGAATTTTTCGATTATTAACTACCAAGCAGGAATCAACATTGTAGGCAACAACTGGTGGGGTTCAAATTCAGTTCGAATCACAGGCGGAGGAATTAACGGCGTAGGAATTGGAGGCGGAGCATGGGGCAATTTGCGAGGAGCAGGCGATAAGCAACTTCTCGCAGGCACAGTCCATGTCGGACACAACGGCGACGGAACAAAAGCCTTTTATTACGATATTATAGGCACGCTTTACGGAAACGGTGGTCTGTCCACATCAGGCTGGGCGGAACTCCCAACCATACCCCGACAAAGCAACCCGAGCTTTTCAAAGGGGCTTTATACTTTAGGCGAGCAAATATGGCTCAACATGAACCGCAAGGCGAATTTCACCCACCGAGGCTCGCTCCAAATCCCCGACGGAAACGAAATTGTCAGCTTCGAGAACGCCCAAGGCGAATTTGTCTGGACACCCGACGAAGCCAAGCAGGAAGAAATCTACCGCCGAATGGCGAACACAACACGAACAAGCCTCGGGGCAGATATTACCACATGGAACGGCGGGACACAGATAGGCTCAATCGGCTGGGTAAACGCCGAAATTCAGCTCGACGCAAGCAAAATAACCCCGACCTTCGAAAATTTCAATTTTAGGGACACCAACCCCGCAACCGTGGCAATCACGGGCAACAATCAGGTCTTAATCGCGAACAAATCGAAACTTCGAGCCGAGATTTTACCAGCCCAAAAGATGACCACCAAGAAATACGCCACACCGCGAGAATATGTCGCACAATTCGACGGGCAAAGCTTAGTCAAAGCATACAGCGACACGGAAGCCGTGATTTTCGACTTTCCAACCGCCCCAACATCAAGCGGGAGCGTTTTAGCACAAATAATCGCCAAAGATAGCCGAGATTTAGGACAAACCAAATCACAGAGCATTCAGGTGATACCATACAACGCCCCAACCTTGAAAGTCGAGGCGAAACGACAAAACAACTTCGACAGCACTACCGAGCTACGAATCAGCGGGAATTTCGCACCATTAACAATTAACGGCACGGACAAAAACCGCATTCAGAGCATAAAATACAGATACCGACCAACCAGCGGAACATGGACAGCGTGGAAAGATGTTATCCCGAGCCAACAAACGGGAAGCTTCACCGCCCCAACGCAATTTTTGAACCTTGAAAGTGCAGGCTCGTATGAAATCGAAATTCAAGTCATCGACAAGCTCGAAACCACGACCACCACCGCGACAGTCGAACGCGGACGACCCCTTGTTTTCTTTTCATCGAACAAGGAAAAGGTCGGAATCAACAAAGTCCCCGAATTTGGCGATTTAGATGTTTTAGGCGATATTTTCTCACGCGGAAGCAAGGTTTTGACCGACAGCCAAGCCGAACGCGACCACTGGGAAATGATCGACATGGGCTGGGGAGCAAAGGGCTTGTTTTACAAGAAAAACGGCTTTTGCGGGTTCAGGCTTTCATTTACAGGAACATACGGCAACGGGCAAATGCTCGAACGCATAAAGGAAAAATATCTTCCAAAGCACGAAACAGCTTTTGCTGGAATATGCATCAATAACAATAGACATTCAGGCGGGTTCATAATCAAACTCGGCACGAATGGCGAAATCACAAAACGCGGAACAGACAGCTACGAAGAATACCATGTATCAGGCGTCTATTTAGCGAAAAACGACTTATAAACAACAGGAGAACAAAACAATGGCAATATCAGCATACATTCAAGACGAACGCGACGCAATCATGACTTGGCACGAAATCGACCATTTCACAACCAGCTTTAACGGCACAGGAACAGTCGTGATTAGGAGCTTCGCCAACGGGGCGACTTTCGCCGACGAAACCAAAGCACGCAAGGCGGGCGACAGCACCAAAGATTTGAGCCTCAACACATTCAGCGTGCAAGTACCCGAGGGGACGGAAATCTCAAAGGAAGCAATCGAGAAAGAGCTTATCAAAAAAGAGATTTTCAAGAAAGCCGTCCGCAAGTACTGGGATTTTGAAAACAACAAAGCAGTTGAAATCAAATAACAATTCTTGTATAATTAGGAACGAATACAGAATTCGCCAAGGGTGAAAAGAATAACCGAACTTTTCACGGGCGACCTAACTGAGGTAGTCGTTTATGGACAATAAACGCAAACGAGATGTGGGCAACCGCATAAAGGGCTGGGAGAAATTAGGAATTAAGCCGAAAACCCCAGCAATCAAGAAACGCTCCAAATAAGGGCGTTTTTTGTTATAATTGAAATATGCGAATGAACAAATTAAAGGAAGAAAGCAACCCAAGGCTCGTCAAAATGCTCCGACGCAAGCAACACCAGCTCTACTGCCCCATTTGTCGCCCGAACCACGGGTGCAATTCAAAGAGAAAAGGCAAAACATATCGAAAGAAAGCTTTTCAGCTCCGCCAAGTAGGCAGAAAATATTGACCCGCCACAGATTTTTTGTTATAATTGAAATATGCCACGAACTATGGCAGAAACTCCTCCCAAAAAGTAAACTTTTAGAGTCGAAAAATGCCTCCGCAGGGCATTTTTTCTTTACGATTTTTTTATGGTAAAATAGAGAAAGAAAGGAGCGACAAAATGAGCGAGAATTTACCAACCGCAGACGACATCATCGTAGCGGAAGACAACACCGCAACAGCGGAATAGATAGCTTGAAAAAGCGAACAAAAGCGAACAAATCGCAGAGCCAAAAAATAGGAACAAAAAATGGCAATTAGACAAATCACAACCCCAAATGTAGGAATCGGAGCAAGCCGAGGCTGGTGCTTGAAATATGTCGACGACACCACTAACGCCCCAGCCCGAGCAAGAACAGCCGAACAAGCATACCAAATCGAAGCCCGCAACGGCAATATTCGAGGTGGCGAACCACCAGTCGGCGTCTGGGTGCCTCTATTCTTTTCATTGACCCGCGGACAATTCGCAGGACTCGGACATGTAGCCTTGGCATTTAATCACGGCAACGGAATAATCGAAATTCACGACAGCGAAGTTCAGAGCGGAGCTCGCCGACCATACAACTCAATCAACGAACTTTTGGCGTGGTTCGCATTCCACGGCATAATTTACCGAGGCTGGTCAATTTGGTGCGACGGCACACGCTATGTCGAAGAATACACCCCAGCACCAGCACAGCCACAAGCAACGGGACTTGTCCCAGCAAGCGGAACAGCAACCGTGCTAGTAAACGCATTGAATGTTCGAGCCGAACCAAGCACAGCCAGCGAGATTGTCGCCACATACGCGAACGGGCAACAATTTAATTACGACGGCTACTTGATCGCCAACGGCTATGTCTGGCTTTCATACATCGGCGGAAGCGGACATCGACGATATGTCGCCGAGGGAGTTTTCGACAACGACCCAAACAATGTCTTTGTGCGAGGCGGAGTATCACGATGACCGAGATTTTGAAAAATCTTTTGCGAATTAAAAGCATTGTCACGCTGGCGGTTATTTTCGCCCTTGTTGTTTTTGTCATTTCGCACCCCGAAAGT